GACGCCAAAAATCGTGACGGACTTCCGCCTGAAATGCCTTTTGAGTATAGTGGTATAGCTCATCTGTTTGCGTATACACAGCCTGCTGAAATGCCTAAGCCTGTTCCTGCACCGACAGTTCAGACAGCACAGCCTACACAGACCGCACAGACTGCCACACAAAAATCGGACGAGCCCCTTACTGATCTCAGCGGCTTTGAGGACGTCGCACCACCTATCGTTATCCCTGATGGCATACCGAAAGCGCTTGCAGACCTTATGAGAGTCAACAACGTAAGCGAATCGGATATACGTCTTGTGGTATCTCAGAGAAACTATTTCCCTTATGATACTCCTATCACAAACTATCCTGACGACTTTGTACAGGGCTGTCTGATAGGCGCTTGGGAGCAAATGCTGCCGCTTATCAGAGAAAATCAGAAAGTACCATTTTAAAAGGAGGACAACACTATGGATAATTTTATGGAATACGGCTGGGAAGATGAGATAGTCAACGAGGGTGGGGACTTTGTCCTGCTCCCTGAGGGGGACTATGACTTCACCGTTGCAAAGTACGAACGTGCAAGACACGAGGGGTCGGCGAAAGTGCCGCCCTGCAATATGGCAAAGGTCACATTCACCATTTGGGGTGCAGAGGACAGCGTGGAGATAACAGAGAATTTCTTCCTTTGCAACAAATTTGAGTGGAAGCTCTCAGCACTTTTCTTGGCACTGGGACTTAAAAAGCACGGTGAACCGCTGAAAATGAACTGGAACGCTATCACAGGCAAAAAGGGCAAGTGTCACGTCTACGTTGACAACTACAAGAACAAGGACGGCGAGGACAGGCAGTCCAACAAGATTAAAAAGCTCTATGCCTATGACGAGAATGTGACTACCGTTCAGCCTGCTCAGATGCAGACACCGCAGTATAGCCAGCCTGCTCAGACAGGTGGCTGGAAAGCCGGTGCGTTCTGATGATGAATTTAAGACCATATCAAAACGAGGCTAAGCTTGCTATACTCGAACAATGGTCTGAGGGAATAAACAAAGTCCTTACAGTTCTGCCCACAGGAACGGGAAAGACAATACTTTTCTCGGCTGTTACGGAAGAATGTGTGCGGCAGGGTAAGCGTGTGCTTATCCTTGCTCACAGGGGCGAGCTGCTCGACCAGGCGGCGGACAAGCTTATGAAGTCAACAGGGCTTGGCTGTGCCACCGAGAAAGCAGAGCAAAGCTGTTTAGGCTCTTGGTATCGTGTAGTAGTAGGCTCAGTTCAGACCCTTATGCGTGAGAAAAGGCTCAAAGGCTTTTCGGAAAATTACTTCAATACCATAATAATTGACGAGGCTCATCACGCTATCTCAGACGGCTATCAGAGAGTGCTTGACCATTTTCCTAAAGCTCAGGTGCTTGGGGTAACGGCTACACCTGACAGGGGCGACATGAAGAACTTAGGCTCGGTGTTCGACAGCCTTGCATATGAATACACTCTGCCGCAGGCTATCAAAGAGGGCTATCTTTCACCTATCAAGGCTATCACCATACCGCTGAAACTTGACCTTTCGGGGGTATCAACTCAGGCAGGAGATTTCAAGGCTAGTGATATCGACACGGCACTTGACCCATATCTTTATCAGATAGCTGACGAAATGCTCAAATACTGTAAGAAACGCAAGACAGTTGTGTTCCTGCCGCTGGTCAAGACCTCTCAGAAGTTCCGTGATATCCTTATCAGCAAAGGGTTCAACGCCGCTGAGGTCAACGGAGAAAGCACAGACAGAGCGGAGATACTTGAAGCTTTCGACAAGGGCGAATACAACGTGCTGTGCAACTCAATGCTCCTCACAGAGGGCTGGGACTGTCCGTCAGTTGACTGCGTTATTGTGCTAAGACCAACAAAAGTGCGTGGGCTTTACTGTCAAATGGTAGGCAGAGGCACAAGGCTTTGCGAGGGAAAGACAGAGCTTTTACTGCTTGATTTCCTATGGCACACAGAACGCCACGAGCTTTGCAGACCTGCACACCTTATCTGTCAGAATGAAGAGGTCGCTGAGAAAATGACCGAAAACCTTGCCAATGAGGCAGGCTGTGCAGTGGATATCGAAGAGGCAGAAAAACAGGCAAGCGAGGACGTTGTGGCACAGCGTGAAGAATCTTTGGCAAAGCAGCTCAAAGAAATGAAAACACGCAAGCGAAAGCTCGTTGACCCTTTGCAGTATGAAATGTCCATACAGGCTGAGGACTTGTCCTCTTACGTTCCTGCTTTTGGCTGGGAGTGTGCTCCTGCTACCGACAAACAGAAAGCAAAGCTTGAAAAGCTGGGCATTTTCCCTGACGATATAGACAACGCAGGCAAAGCAAAGCTTATCCTTGACCGCCTTGAAAAGCGCCGTAATGCAGGACTTACCACGCCTAAGCAGATAAGGCTGCTTGAAAGCAAGGGTTTTGAACACGTCGGCTCTTGGAGCTTTGACAGTGCAAGCAGGATGATAGCACGTATCTCTGCCAATGGTTGGAGAGTGCCAAGAGATATCGACCCGAAAACATACACACCTGAGAACTAAGGAGAAGTGAATGGATAACACAAATTTGCTTAAAATGCTTGAATACATAGACCCTGCAAGCTGCGATTATCAGGAGTGGGTCAACGTGGGGATGGCTCTCAAGCACGAGGGCTATTCCGTGAACGATTGGGACAGTTGGTCGAGGTCAGACAGCCGTTATCACAGCGGTGAGTGTGAACGCAAGTGGCAAGGCTTTAACGGCAATGCTCAGCCTGTGACCGCAGGAACTATCGTGCAAATGGCAAAGGAAAGAGGATACAGCCCCCATGAGTTTCAGGCATACGATTGGGACGGCGAGATAGTTGCAGAAGAAAGCAGTCCCCTTGTAAACGGCGGTGAGGGCATACCGATCACCGAGCCTGCCCAATGGGATCCTGTCAAGGAGATAGTCACATATCTTGAAACACTCTTTGAGGCAGGAGAGAACGTGGGCTATGTTACGCAAACGTGGGAAACAGAAAAGGACGGCAAGACCAGGTATTTGCCCACAAAAGGGTGCTGTGACAGGACGGCAGGTGAGCTTATCAAGAGGCTTGGCGAATGTAACGGCGACATTGGTGCGGTGTTTGGCGACTACAAGGAAGAGGCAGGAGCGTGGATCCGCTTCAATCCTCTTGACGGCAAGGGCGTAAAGAACGAGAATGTAACAGACTACCGCTATGCTCTTGTTGAAAGCGACAGTATGCCTATAGAACAGCAGAATGCTGTGATGAGAGAGCTTGAACTTCCTATTGCTGTGCTTGTATACAGCGGTGGAAAGAGCGTTCACGCTATCGTCAAGATAGACGCTCCCAACTATGATGAATACCGCAGGCGTGTTGATTTTCTTTACAAGGTCTGCAAGGAAAGCGGTCTTGACATAGATAAACAAAACCGCAATCCCTCACGTCTTAGCCGTATGCCGGGTGTAATGAGAAACGGCAAGAAACAGTTCATCATTGACAAGAACATAGGCAAAGAAAGCTTTTCGGAATGGAAAGATTACATAGAGAGTATCAATGATGATCTCCCCGACCCTGAGAGCCTGAGTGCTGAGTGGGATAACCTGCCTGAGCTTGCACCACCACTTATTGACGGCGTTCTCAGACAGGGTCACAAAATGCTCATTGCAGGTCCGTCAAAGGCAGGCAAGTCTTATGCACTTATCGAGATGTGCGTGGCGATAGCTGAGGGTGTCAAGTGGTTTGGCTGGCAATGCACCAAAGGAAAGATACTATACGTCAACCTGGAGCTTGACAGAGCATCTTGTCTGCACCGTTTCAAGGACGTGTACACCGCAATGCACCTAGAGCCTGATAACCTCAACAGCATAGACATATGGAACTTGCGAGGTCACAGCGTGCCAATGGACAAGCTTGCGCCAAAGCTTATACGCCGAGCAAGCAAGAAGAATTACATTGCCGTGATAATAGACCCTATCTACAAGGTCATAACAGGCGATGAGAACTCAGCAGACCAAATGGCACACTTTTGCAACCAGTTTGACAAGGTATGCACAGAGCTTGGCTGTGCGGTCATATACTGCCACCACCACTCAAAGGGAGCACAGGGCGGTAAGCGTTCAATGGACAGAGCCAGCGGTTCAGGAGTATTCGCCCGTGACCCTGACGCACTTCTTGACCTTTCAGAACTTGACATTTCAGACAGCCTTTACAAACAGCAGGAGGACGAAACTGTTTGCCGTATCTGTGAGAACTGGATGAGGAGATTTTACAGAAATACTGATGATCTTTGTTCACAGGACGACCTTGTTACGCCGTCAAAAATGCTGGAGATAACCCACAAGTATCTGCACCCGAACTCATACAAGCTTATGATGACCGACATAGACAAGGCTAAGCTTGCGGTAAGAAACCGCACTGCATGGCGTATAGAGGGTACTCTGAGAGAGTTTCCGAAATTTGCTCCCCTCGATATGTGGTTTGATTATCCTGTTCACAGAGAGGATACTGTGGGCGTGCTTAAAGACTGCGAGGTAGAGGACATCTCACCAAATTGGAAAAAGAATTTCAGCAAGAAGAAGACCAATGAAGACCGAAGCAAGGAGCGCAAGGAGAGCATTGAAACAGCTTTCAGCGGCGTGCAGGAGAACGGCAAGTGCCGCATTTCTGAGCTGGCGGAGTACATAGGAAAGAGCGAAAAGACCGTTGGAAGATACCTCAAAGAGCATGGTGGCTTTTGGATAGAAGAGGGAGAATGTGGCTTAAAAGCTCAGTAGACAGACAAGACAAAATCGAATTTTTGAACTTTAGACAGACAGGAAAAAATCGAAAAAGTGTCAGGACAAAATCGAACTTTTTTCTTGTCGGACAATATCGAAAATTACCGAATTTGTCGGACGGACAGACAAATCTATTATTATAAACAATACTTTTTGTCGGGGGCTTAAACTCGCCCCGACGAAAAAGTAGTTTGAATAATGACGCGCGAGGAGGAACACACGCAGATGAGAGCAACAAGAAGTAAGGCAAGGCAAGACGTTGTTAATGCAGCTAAGAAAATGCCACCGCTTTTTCATAAGCTGCCTAATGAAGATTTCGACTATCGAAAATCACGCACGCTTTGGTGGCTCGTGAAACAGCCGCAGGTACTCAAATACATTTGGGATATGGTCAAACAGTCGGGAGCATTGGTGTATGATGACAAGTCACACAAGTGGCACGGAGTAGATTTCAAATGCGAGGAGGAAGATGATGACTGAATTTTTTATGGCGATGATACCGCCGACAGCTACAGCACAGGAACACAAGGTGGCAGTGAGAAACGGCAAGCCGATATTTTATGACCCGCCCGATGTCAAGGCGGCAAAAGAAAAGCTCACGGCAAATCTTGCAAGGCACAGACCGCCTGAGAAATACATCTGTGGAATAAGGCTGATAACGAAGTGGCTGTTTCCGAATGACGGCAAGCACAAGGACGGAGAATACAAGACCAGCAAGCCTGACACAGACAACCTGCAAAAGATGTTCAAGGACTGCATGACAAAGCTTGACTTTTGGTCGGACGACCAGCTTGTGGCAAGTGAGATATGTGAGAAGTTTTGGGCGGACATACCCGGCATTTATGTGAGGATAGAGGAGCTATGACGATACACGAGGTAAAGAAAAGTCTCGGACGCAGGGTGAGCTACAACGGCTCTGACTGCTACGAACTGACAGGGTGCATTATCCGCAAGAGCAGTAAGACAGGTCAGTTCTTCTACCAGGCAGAGATCGCTGACAAGACTTGTGGCAATACGTTGGTGTATTGTAGGCTGGAAGAGTTGAGGTGTGAGGAGGCAAAAGAATGAAAACACATAATCTGAAACTTAGCATAGAATTTTGTGACGCCGTTCTGAGCGGTGAGAAAACCTTTGAAGTCAGAAATAATGACAGGGGTTTTCAGACAGGAGATCTGATAAGATTTATACCGACTGACGGAACGTCTTATCGTAGCTCAGACGGCACAGTAAGAGAACACGCAAAACATGAGATATCAGGACATACATACAAGATAACATATATCCTCAACGGCTGGGGAATAAAGAACGGGTATGTTGTGATGGGAATTAAGGAGATAAAATGCAATAACTGCGTATTTTATCATACTTGTAGCAAACGGAATGTAGACTGAGGAGGATTAACATGAACAAGAAAGAAATTAACGAGATCAAGAGAATATTCAGCGATGACTGCGGCTTTTTCACCGTAAACCACGTTGTTACGGCATTTGTGGACGCTGAAAAGAACATAAAGTGCAAGACCAATCAGCTTTACAACACTATTCCGCAGGACGAGGCGGAGCTTATAATGATAAACCTGAAAAAGGTGCTCAGCGGCTCTATAGGCAAAAATCTGCTGGAATATTCGTTTCCAAAGGACGCATATCTTGAGGGTGGCGCACAGCCTTTCATGTATGAAACACTGCAAAGCAAGCTGCTTGATGAGGAAAAGGTTGATAACTTTCTGAATGCCATTGTGGAAAAGGTGGAGTATGTGTCAACATATACCATTTTCATGGCACATTGTACATATTCTGTGTTGAAAAAGAACAAAATGGGCGAGTTTGAGGACGAAGCTGACACAGATTACAATTTTATAGTGACAGCTCTTTGCCCTGTAAATCTGCGTATTGACGGGCTTGTGTATGATGAGCAGGACAACTCTATCGCTAAGAAAGAGTCATGCGACAGAATTGTTGAACTGCCAAGTGACGGCTTCCTGTTCCCTCTTTTCAATGATCGTGCACCAGATATCAACGGAGTGCTTTACTACACGAAAAATGCAAAAAAGCCGAACACTTCCGTTGTGGAAGAGCTTCTGGGTTGTGAGTTCTCAATGACCTGTCAGAACGAAAAGGAAACTTTCAAGGATATTCTCACAAGTGTTGTGGGTGATGAGCTTGACTATGATCTTATCACTACTGTGAATGACAAGATTTCCACATTTGTTGACCAAAATGCTCATGAAACTGAGATACCGACAATTGACGAACATAAACTTTCGTCTATTCTGTGGGAAGCTGGAGTTAGTCAGGATAAGCTGGAAAAGTTGCATGGTGTGTATGAGAACGCTATGCACGGCAAGGTTTTCAGGGCTGTCAATCTGGTGGAGGATAAGGTAACGATATCAGGAATGGGATTCAAGATGACCGTAGACAATTATCACAAAGGTGACGTATCTACAGCAATAGGCAAGGTTATTTTCGGTGTTGCTGATACGGCTGTTGACGTGAACGGTATCGGTATTAAAATGGACGGTGTTTCCAGATGAAAAATGAATATTACAATTTGAGGAGGGGCAACATGGTTAAGTCCGAATACATTTTCCCACTTCTGCTGATTTTGCTGGACGTGGGAGCGGCGGTTATATATGCCGTGCAAAAAGATTACAAAAAGGCCGTCTACTGGTTAGCGGCGGCTGTGTTAAATGTGACAGTGACGTTTTAGGAGGGAGAAAAGTGACAAAAGCTGAAAAAGCCAAAAACCTGCGCTATAAGAAAGCAATTGTATCGCAGCTCAACTTTGAGGAAATAACATCTCAGTTATACGATATCAGCTCCGTTTGCGAGGAATACCAGTATTACTTCAGCGGCGATGATGATACGCTTCTCAACGCACTTGACGGAGATGACGAGCAGGAACAGGAATTTAAAATGATGTTCTCAGACCTTTCGTATGAGTGTGATAGTTTGAGGGGCATTGTCAATGATACCTATGTGTCAGAACATTTTGACGATTTTTTTGTCGGAATAATGCTAAACGGAAATAGTCCGTTCAAGTGCTATGGATATGATAGCTTTGAAGAAGATTACTTTGCACTTTCGTCATATGACACGAAATGTGCATCAAGTGAGAGCGCAAAGAGACTTAAACGTCTTACGAAGGACGAGCTGCTGTCCGTTTGTGGACAATGCTTTGGGCTTGCAGTGTCTTACCTCAACGTCCAATACAAATATGACTATTTGAAAGCTGCTTTTGATATCTTGAAAGACCAAAATACCTCATATTTGCAGATCATAAAGGACATTGAAACGGCATATGACAAAGCGGACGCAAAAGACTGGTATGAATACAGCGTCGAAGTGAAAGCATTTGATAAGCTTGTCGGAAGTTTCGATGAATATAGCAAAATCTGGCTTGAATAATGAGGAGGGATAACATGGCAAAATACATTGACGCAGACAATCTGATTAACGAATTATCGGCGGCGTGTATGCCGATATACGAAAAGGGCATAACAGGCATTCTGGGTGATAACAGCAGTATCGCCGATATAATCAACGAACAGCCTGCCGCAGACGTGCAGGAAGTCAAGCATGGAACATGGGAGAATACAAACACACCTAATCAGCTTAGATGCAGTAATTGTGAAATCATTCACTTTATAGCTCAGTATCCACGCGGTGAGATAAATTACTGCCCAAACTGTGGCGCTAGAATGGACGGTGAAAGCAATGGATAAAACCTGTTCAAATTGCGAACACGCAATAGATTTCGGTCCTCTACATGGCAAGGCACTATATACTTTTTGTGCAAAGCGAAGTGATGTCACAAAGGGCAAAGTTCTCGTAGTGAACAGAAAGAACAAATGCTATGCGTGGGAGAAAAGGAGCGATAACGATGCATGAAATATTATTTCGTGGCAAGCGCATTGCCAACGGCAAATGGGTAAGTGGTTATTACGTTGTCAGAAAACGTCCATATTTCAAGGACAAGGGTGCTAATTTTGAACACATCATTTGCGACAATCTGGTAATCGATGATTTCAATGACAAACAGTTTGTTGACACAATCCCGATAACATATTCGGTTGACCCTGAAACTGTCGGTCAGTACACAGGGGTGACAGACACGAACGGCAATAAGATTTTCGAGGGGGATCTCTGTCTGTGCAACAGAAATATTTCAAAACATATTGACAAAAAGGTTTTTGAAATTAAATTTGATCCTGAGACTGGATTCTTTGGGGAAAGTGACACGTCAAACATATGCCCTAGCGATTTTTATATGTGCGAAATTATCGGAAATGTTTTTGATACCCCTGAATTGCTGAAAGCTGGTGAAATGCCATGAAAGCACGAACGAACATCGTCAGACAAAGCGACATCAAGAAAGAGGTCGCAAAGGAAATGCAGAAAAGATATAGTGAACTGCAGGGCGAGATAATGCAGGATATCACTGAACAGATAATGGCGACTGTTTTGTGGACGTTGGATAAGTGGTACGGCTGGAAAGGCAAACGCCTGCGTGCATTCATCGACGCAGTAAATAGCACGTTTGACATCATGGACACGGCTGAATTTGATAACGATAATAACGCCAGCTATCTGAAAGAGACATACGGCATTGACCTGTCGGAACTGATATCAACGGAAATGACCGACAGGGTGCAGAAAGGCGGTTGAAATGACAGCAAAAGAATATTTGCAGAACGCCTATAAAATCGAGAGACGTGTGAAAATTATCGAAAACAAGGTCAAGAAACTGCGGTCGCAACTAGAATATGCTGGCATTTCATACGAAAATACAGGTGCTAGTCATGGCAGTTGCAATGGCGACAAGATGTCAAGCACCATTGAACGCATAGCGGAATACGAACGCAGACAGCAGGAACTGGCACTGATATTGATTGACAAACGTCTGCAAATTGAAAAGTCCATTGACGCAGTAGCAGACGCAGACCAGCGAGAGGTTCTTGAACGGCGGTATCTTTTTTATCAGCGCTGGGTTGGAAAATTCAACAAAGAAAATGGTGAATACATAATGGGGATCACCGACTATATGAACTATTCGGAACGCACGATATATAAAATTCACGGCGAAGCCCTGAAGCATATCGTTGTTCCAAAAGAGTGCAGTGAAATGCAGTGAAATGCAGTTATTAATCTGCTATACTGTATAATAGCCCGATAGGGTGAAAGGTCAGTTGGTTATCTCCTCAACAAAAGCCAACCTTATTTTTACGCCTGAGTGGCTAGCCCTCAGGCAATGTGCAGGGGCGGTGCGCCATCACCTAACCTGCTCCATGTTTTTTACTTCTTTTGTTTTAGATCTCCTGACTTCCGCTATGGCATTAGCTATGGCGGATATATCGGTCGATACTGCAATGATGTTGACGCCGATACCAATCAGCCACACACACCTCTTAGCAATGTGTCCCACGTGTGGCATTTTTATTTTATGGGGGCGGCACTATGAAAGACTTTGCATATTCCTTTTACCGCTCCGCAGCATGGAAGAAGTGTCGCCAATCTTACATCGACAAACGCATATTAATTGACGGCGGTCTTTGCGAAGAATGTCACGAACGTGCTGGATATATTGTTCATCACCGAACATTGTTGACGCCAGCAAACATTAGTGACCCTGAGGTATCATTAAATCATGCCAATCTCGAATTTGTATGCAAAAAATGTCATGATAATTTCGAGGGTCATTTTTACCAAAAATCGCCTAAAAAATTAACAAAATGTGAATTTGACGCATTTGGCATGCCCGTACCCCCCTCAAATTTGGACTGAATTTTTTCCTAAGATACCGAGGGGGCAAAGGTCATTTTTTACGGCTCATAAAATCACATAAGGGGGTATAATCTGACAATGGCAAAAATCAAGAAGAATTTGAGCGAGCTGCGAAAAGCTGTGGATAGCTGTGAGCCAGCCAAGAGAGAACTGGGCATAAAGCTGTTAGATCAGCTGGAGTACATGGAGAATCTGCTGAGCGAGTATCAGAAAAAAATAAAAGCAGAGGGCGCAATCATCGAAGCAACAAACGGCAATGGTTTTACTGTCAAGACAGAGCACCCTGCAAGCAAAGCGTATGCAACATTAATTGGGAAATACAACGCAATGGCAAAGACAGTTGAGAATATTATCCTTGACAGCCTGCAAAAATCTGAGGGCGACGAGTTGCTGGAGTTCCTAGGCGGTGCAAAGCGTTGACGGAATTTGAAAAATATTTTACTGGCATTTATGACGGAAATATCGTTGCGTGTGAGAAAATGAAAAAGGTTTCGGAAATGCTGTTGAACAGATTTGCAAGCCCTGATGAATTTCATTTTGACAAAGCTATTGCAACACGGCATACGGACTTTATCGAAAAATTCTGCAAGCAGCCGTCTGGAAAACTAGGTCAGCCGTTGAAGCTGGAGCTGTTTCAAAAAGCAAGACTGCAAGCATTATTCGGCTTTGTTGACGATAACAACCTGCGCCAGTATAACGAATGCCTGATAATCGAAGGCCGAAAGAACGGCAAGACAACGGAAATTGCGGCAGTCGAAAATGATATGCTAGTCAATGACGGAGAGGGTTCACCGCAGATATATAACGTCGCCACAATGCTAGATCAGGCAAAGCTAGGTTTCAACGCCTGCTACAAAATGATAAAACAATCGCCATTGTTGAGCAAGCATATTCGTAAATGTGCGGCCGATTTGTATTTTCCGTTGAACATGGGATTTATAAAGGCTCTTGCCAGCAATTCAAACAGCCTTGACGGATTGGACGTTCACTGCGGTGTTATCGACGAATTGGCGGCAATAAAGAACCGAGATCTATATGATTTGGTAAAGCAAGCAATGGGTGCTAGACAGCAACCCATTTTATTTTGCATTACAACAAACGGCTTCGTTCGTGGTGGTATCTTTGACGCCCAATACAAATATGCAAATAATTTGCTATACGGACGGCTGACAGAAAACAATAACCGATTTTTGCCGTTTATCTATGAACTGGATAGCCCTGATGAATGGGACAAGGAAGACTGTTGGTTGAAAGCAAACCCTGGGCTGGGTACGATAAAATCAACTGACTATCTGCGACAAATGGTGCAAAAGGCCAAAGATGACCCTAGCTTCAAAGCAACGGTTATGGTCAAAGATTTTAACCTCCCACAGAATACCGAAAGCGGCTGGCTGAGGTGGGACGAGCTGAACAATGAAGAAACTGTTGTAGATTATCCGTTCAGATATTTCATTGGCGGTTTTGATGCCGCTGATTATATAGACCTGAATGCTGCAAAGGCTATCTGCAAAAAGCCTGATGATGATAGGTTGTATGTAAAATCTATGTACTGGATTCCGCAAGCCGTTCTTGACGCTGACGCTGAAAAGGGTGACAGACGTGGACGAGATAGTGTGCCGTATGAATTGTGGAAATCGCAAGGTCTGCTGAGAACGTGCGAGGGAAACAAAGTCAACAAGCGTGTTATCCTAGACTGGTTTTTGGAACTGAGGGATAAAGAAGATATTTATCCGTTGGCTATCGGCTATGACCCTTGGCACGTTTCGGACGAGCTGATAAAGGCGTTTGAAGAAGAGTTTGGCAAGGGCGTTTTAATACCTGTGCGCCAGGGCGTTATAACACTGTCTGACCCGATGAAGAACCTGAAAGCTGAGTTTCAGCGACACAACATCGTTTATGACAACAACCCGATTGACAAATGGTGTTTCCTGAATACGGCTGTAAAGACAGACGTCAATGGCAACATTCAGCCGTGTAAGAAATCTGACCGAACGCAGAGAATAGACGGACTTGCGGCACTATTGGACGCATATGTGGTCTATTATAACCGACAGGAAGAATTTGAGAGTTTGATATAGGAAAGGGGTGAAAAAAATGGGTCTGATAAATCGTTTTAAAAACAGATCACAGGTAGTGACCCGATATAAGATGATGTCGGAAATCGGCAACGGCTACTATAGTTGGGACGGCAATGTTTATCGGTCGGATTTGGTGCGTGCCTGTATCCGCCCAAAGATCAAGGCTATTGGAAAACTGACCGCAAAGCATATCAGAAAATCATATAGCCGAAATGGTGACGGCAGTATCGAGATAAACCCTGAACCATATATGCGAATGCTGTTGGAAGAGCCTAACGAGTTCATGACAATGCAGAAAATGTTGGAAAAAATTGCAACACAGCTGTGTTTGAACAACAACGCATTTATCCTGATTATCCGTGACGGCAACGGCTATCCTACTGAACTATATCCTATCCCTGCGGACAGTGCGGAATGCGTATATATCGGCAACGATTTGTATTTGAAATTCACATTTTTCAATGGGCAAAGATATACGTTTCCGTATGCAGATATCATTCATCTGCGTAGCGATTTTTACAAGGACGATATTTTTGGCGAACGGCTGAGTGAAACACTGACGCCACTAATGGAAATCGTAACAACTACAGACCAGGGTATTGTCAAGGCTATTAAAAATTCGTCAATTATTCGCTGGCTGTTGAAGTTCACAAGCTCCCTGCGTCCTGAGGATTTGAAAAAACAGGCGCAGGAATTCAGTGAGCAGTTCATGAGCGTTCAGAACGGCACAGGTGTTGCGGCGGTCGACAGCAAGGCGGACGCAAAGCAAGTTGACGCAAAAGACTATGTACCGAATTCATCGGTTATGGAAAAAACCACGCAGAGAATTTATTCGCTGTTTAACACAAACGCAAATATCGTGCAGTCGAACTACACCGAAGACCAATACAACGCCTACTACGAATCGGAGATAGAACCAGTAGTAATGGAACTGGCTGGCGAATTCACAAGAAAACTATTCAGCCGTATCGAAAGAGGGTATGGCAACAAGATAGTTTTTGAAGCGTTCAATCTGAGCACTGCGTCAATGTCAACCAAACTGAATTTGGTGCAGTTTTTCGACAGAGGTATCATGAACGCAAACGAAATTCGAAGCGTGTTCAATCTGGCTGACATTCCTTCGGGCGATCAGTACTATGTCAGACTAGACACGGCAAAGATAGACAGCAGTGAGGGAGGTGAAAACGATGAAAATTTACGTCAAAGGTACAATCATTCCGAGTGATGACCAATGGATTTATGACCTTTTCCGCATTGACGCCACTTCCCCTGCGAGGGTCTTAAATGATATAACTGCGGCAACTGAAAAAGGCGAGCCGTTGGAAGTTTACATCAACTCTGGCGGTGGTGATATTTTTGCGGCGTCCGAAATCTATTCGGCAATCCGTGAATATTCAGGTGATGTCAAGATACACGTTGTCGGTCTTGCAGCAAGTGCGGCAAGCGTGATAGCGTGTGCAGGCAAGTCAGATATATCACCGACGGCACAGATCATGGTACATAACGTATCATCAGCGACAAGAGGTGATTACCATGACATGGACAAAATGTCAGAGGTTCTGCAAAAAGCCAATGAGACCATTGCAAATGCCTACATAACCAAATCAGGCATGACAAAGGAAAAGGCACTGGAAATCATGGACAAGGAAACATGGCTGACGGCTGATGAGGCGGTCGAACTGGGACTGATAGACGAAATCGCAGGGAGCAAGAACGTCAAATCACAACTTGTGGCGGCCTACTGCGATATCATACCACAGAACGTGATCGAAAAGATGAAAGCCGAGCGTGCTGATAAAAAGATAACAGCACAGGCAAGGCTTGACAAACTAAAGGAGGGTTATAAAAATGACAAGACAGGAAATGCTTGACAAGGCTCAGGCTCTCATCGACGAGGGCAATTTTGAGGAAGCTGAAAAGCTGATGAATGACGCTGAAAAGGCGGCAAAGACACAGGCAAATCTGAACGCTATGACAAAAGACCATGCGTCAGACACCATGAAAAATATCATCGAAAGGAATGAAAACAAGATGAACGAGAATGCGATCACACACACATCAAACATCTATGACAGCATCGAGTACAGAACTGCATTTATGCACAACGTTCTCGAGGGTACACCAATCCCTGCAAAGTTTGCAAATGAAGCACAGAGCACAAAGACCACTGACGTTGCGGCTGCCATTCCATCAACAACCATGCAGAGAATCGTCGAGAAGCTGGAGGAGCACGGCCAGATCTATGCCCTTGTCACAAAGACAAATATCAAGGGTGGCGTGACAATTCCTACTTCAAGCGCCAAGCCAGTTGCAACATGGGTCGCTGAGGGTGCAAGCTCTGACACGCAGAAGAAGTCCACAGGCTCAATCACTTTCAGCTACTACAAACTGAGATGTGCTATCTCCATGTCGCTTGAAGTTTCGGTAGTATCTCTTGATTTCTTTGAGACAGTATTTGCCAATCAGGTAGCCGACGCAATGATCGCTGCTATCGAAACAGCAATCATCAAGGGTGATGGTTCAGGCAAGCCGAAGGGTATCACAAAGGAAACTGTTGTCAGCGGTCAGAACGTGGACGTTGCACTGGCAAGCGGAATTACGTACAATACCCTGTGGGATATGAAGAAGAAAATTCCGTCAGGCTACAGAGCAGGCGTTAAGATGTTCATGAACTTTGCAACATTCTGCGATATCCAGGCACTGACAGACACAAACGGACAGCCTATCGCTAGGGTCAACTATGGTCTTAACGGAGATATGAAGCCATCAATCCTTGGCACACCTGTTGTGTTCTCTGACGATATCGACGCTTATGCAGACACTGTATCGGCTGATACAATCGTTGCATTCTTCTTCCGCCCCGAGGACTATATCCTCAACACAAATCTCCAGATGACAGTCAAGAGATATGAGGATAATGACACCGAAGACCAGGTAACAAAGGCGGTCATGCTGGTAGACGGCAAGGTTATCGACAAGAACAGCCTTGTAACGCTGACCAAGAAAAGCAAGTAATCATGACAAAAAAAGGGGGCATAACGAATGCTAGAAAGTTTGAAAAATTCGTTGAGGATATCACATAACAAGCTAGATAGCGACATTATGTCAAACGTTGACGCCTGCATGGAAGATTTGAAGCGTGTGGGCGTGTTCGTTCCCTTTGACGCTGACGATTGCAGTGCAATTCTGAAAAAGGCTATCGAAAACTATGTCAAATGGCAGTATGATTTCAACGGCAAAGGTGAAGATTTTCGCAAAAACTACGAGCGCCTGCGAGACGCACTAAGTCTGAACGAGGACTACACGGAGGGAATTTAACGATGTTTAATGATGTTGTAAAAATCGCCAAAGCAAAGATAGTTTCGGACGAGATAGGAAATCAAGAAAAGGTCGTTGACTGGGCGAACGCCAAAGAGGTTTTCTGCCAGGTATCATCAATTTCACGTTCTGAATTTTACAGCGCCGCACAAGCGGGGTTTCAACCTACGTTGAAAATCAAAATGGCAGATTACTATGACTATGATGATGAGGATATGCTATTCTATAACGGTCGGGAGTATCGTATCATACGCACATATGTCGCAGGAATAGCCATTGAACTGACGGCTGAACGTTTTGGCGGTGATTGCTGATGAAATCGGTTGAAATTGATGTCAGCAAACTGGCAAAACAGGTCGCTGATGACCTGAAAGAATATAGCGAAGAAACCGCAAAAATAGTTGACGGCTGTATCGACGAGGTTGCAGACCAGTGTGTCGAAAAGCTGAAAACCACATCACCACGCCGAACAGGCAAGTATGCCGAAAACTGGAAAGCCGAAACAGTATACGCTAAGTCGGGCAACAAACGTGTGATTGTGCGTAACAAAAAATACTACTATCTGACACATCTGCTGGAGCATGGTCACGCAAAGAAAGGCGGCAAGGGCAGAGTAAAAGCATTTGTGCATATAAAACCTGTTGAGGAATATGCACAAAAGGCACTGCCTGAGTTGATAGAAACGAGGTTGAAGAAATGAATTTGACATTGGATGATATACGTTCACGATTAACGGCTGTCGACGAACTACAAGGCAGAATCGCATACTATTCATCACGTGGTGAAATGAAAACGCCCTACTGCGTGTTCTATCGTGAAAGCACCATAGACAGCGGAGACGATATGCACCCCGCAAGCCTGCGAGAGCAGACGATAGTCATTGAATTGTACACTAGGAAAATCGACGTAGAATTAGAAACGGCTGTTGAGAAACAGTTTGCAGATTTTGATTTAGAAAAATCTGAAAGCTGGATTGAAGACAGCAAGGAATATCAGATAAGATATTCATTTACCAATTATTTGAAATAAGGAGGAATTAAAATGGATGAAACAAAGAAAGCCCCAAGCAATATTATTCTTGGAAGCGGTTATATCTACTATCAGGATTTCAACGGTAAAACAGTGCCTGATGTTGATACTATCTGCACCGAAGCCAATGTGCTGGGCTATATCCAGGGCGGTGCAACCCTGTCTTATAAGCCGACATTCTACACCGCAAGTGATGATGATGGCACACACCAGAAGACAATCATCACCGAAGAAGAGGCTACACTGAAAACTGGTATCATGGTATTCAACGGCAATACCCTTGACGTTCTCTGCGACACTGCAAGAGTTACAGAAGATACCAGCAAGAAACGTAGAACTGTCAAGATTGGCGGTCTAAAGAATATGCGTCGCAAGAGGTATGTTCTCTGCTTCCACCACGTTGACGCAGTTGACGGAGATATATGGGTCATGATCGTGGGAAACAACCAGAGCGGCATCGAACTGGCATTTGCAAAAGACAAGGAAAGCGTTATTGACGCAGAATTCAAAGCACTGCCAAGCGACAGCGAAGGGACGCTGATTACCTACATCGAAGAGGACAAGTCGATAAGTGCCACATAAGCAACACAAATACACAGCCTGCTGAGATTTTCAGTGGGCTGTTTTTTTGGAGGTATACAGAAAAATGCCAAAGACGTTGAATTTCAATAAAATGCAAAAACCTAGCCTGCGTATCGAGCTGGCTGATGAAAAGCATACCACGATATTTGTTATGCCACCCACAAAGGGCGAGATTGAAGCGTTCGGAGAAATATCCGCAAAGCTAGGTGGCAACAAGCTAGACGAAGCAATCGAAATGTGTGCAAAACTGATGTCACACAACATTGCGAAAATACCAATAACGGCTGAAACACTGGCTGATTGGGATATATACGACATTCAAACATTCTACCGCACATATATTGACTATCTGCTAGAAATCAAAAATTCAAAAAACTAGCGCTCCCCTACTATCCACCGCAGAATAGGGAGGGGGAAAAATATGAAATTTCCTCAACGTGGGAAAAATTAGTCGCGGACTATATGGGTATATCGCTATATGATGTTGATGATATGGACTACTATGACTATCTGCTGATACGTCGTGACGCTTTTATCGCACGGCTCAGGCAGAGCGAGAGCGGTCAAGAGTACCTAGATAACGCATATAGGCTGACCCTGACGAAGCCTGACCGACAGGCTTTGCGAGAAAATTTTGGAAAGGGGGTAATGATAGGTGGCAAAAAGTAGCATAAAGGGCATTACTATCAAGATAGGCGGCGACACCACAGGTCTTGACAAGGCGCTGAAAGAAACGAACAAAAAGAGCCGTGAGCTGGAAAGCGAGTTGAAAGCGGTCGATAAAGCCCTAAAGCTGGACCCGAATAACGTCACGTTGGTCAAGCAAAAGCAAGACCTGTTGAAAGACAGTATCAAAGAGACAAAATCAAAACTGGACGTGCTAAAAGAAGCACAATCACAGGTCACAGCGCAGTACAAAAAAGGCGAGATAGACGCAGGACAGTATCGTGCGTTTCAGCGTGAGTTGGAAACGACAAAGTCAAAGCTGTCAAGCCTGAAAGATGAGAAGAAAAACATTCACGTTATCGGCACGGCATTCAAAGAAGCCAAAGACAAGGTTGAGCCTGTCATAAAAAAGGTTGAAAAAGTCGGTTCTGTCATAGGCGGTGCGACAAGCAAAGCCGTAAAATTCACGGCAACGCTAGGCAAGATAGACACGGCTATGATAGGCAAGGCGGCTGATGGGTTCAAAAAATACACGCAGACCATAGGTGTTGGTCTTGCAGCTGTAACAACGGCACTTGCGGCAAACGTTGAAGCAAGCCGTGAGTGGAACAGCGATATGACCAAACTGAAAACAAACGCCGAAACCAGTGGCAACAATTTTGATTTTATGAAATCAAAAATGCAAGATTTGGTGGCTATCACAGGCGAATCCGATTCCAGCATTGAAGCGTTATCAAACCTTATGGCTGTTGGTTTCAGCGATGAACAAATGACGCCTGCTATAAATGCACTCAGCGGAGCGGTTGAAAAATTCCCTGATACCTTGAAAATCGAGAGCCTTTCAGACAGCTTGCAGGAAACCCTTGCCACAGGTGCTGCGACAGGTCAGTTTTCAGAGCTTATCGGGCGTATGGGTGATAGCGTTGATGATTTTAATGCGGGTCTACAGAATTGCACGTCAGAGGCAGAACGTCAGCAGTATGCCCTTGATTGGCTGGCAAATTCGGGTCTGTCGGAAATCAACGACGAATACCAGTCAGCAAATAAATCAACGCTGGACTATGAACGTGCAAGTTTTGAATTGCAGGACGCCCTTGCGTCTTTGGGAACTGCATTCACGCCTGTTATGGCAGGCGCAAAGGGAATGGCGGCAGACTTTCTGACAAAATCGTTGCCAGCTGTTCAGAAATTGTCAGGCGGTTTCACCAAACTATTTGACGGCGTTTCTAGTTTGCTAGACGCATATGACAGTGGCGGTCTTGACAGCTTGACCGAACAAATTCCGATTGTTATATCTGGGCTGTTCAATTCTGCATCGGAATTTCTTGCCGAAAACGCACCTACGCTAATCACAGCGGCAACCACAGTTTTAACATCTATCATTCAATCACTGGCACAATCAGCCCCGTCACTAATCAATTCAATTCTGCCGTCACTACTTAACGGCTTTTTCGGATTGATAAATGCACTGGTTTCAACTATTCCTACGCTAGTGCCTGAACTGGTGCAGGGCGCAATCACGCTGTTTTTAGGTCTGATTGACGGACTAAATGACGTTATCGGACAGTTGATGCCGATGTTACCTAGTTTGATAAAACAAATAACTGACACGCTGATTGAAAATCTGCCAGCAATCATCGAGGGCGGTTTCCAATTACTAACAGGATTGATAACAGGTCTGACCAAGTGCACGCCTGATTTGATTGACGCAATAATAGCGTTGATACCTGTTATAACAGATTCACTGACAGAAAATCTGCCTGCACTGGTCAAGGCTGGTATGGAACTGATTGTCGCATTGGCACAGGGCTTGCCACAGGCTCTGCCTGACCTTATCGACGCTCTTCCCAAAATAATCGGTGCTATCATAGACGGATTCAAAGACGTTGATTGGCTGGACTTGGGTGCAAATATCCTCAAGGGCATTTTGAACGGTTTAGTTTCTGCCGTCAGCGGAATTTGGAGCGTAGTGGAAGACGTAGGCAGTGCCATTATAGACGGATTTTGCGATTTCTTCGATATCCATTCGCCTTCAAGGGTCATGGCGAAAAAGGTCGGTCAGTATCTGCCGTCTGGTATCGCTGTCGGCATGGAAGATACGGCAGACGAACCAGTGGACGAGGCACAGGCTATCGTTGACAGTGTTGCAGGTGTATCGGCTGAAATGGATCCTGTCATGATAGGCAGACAGACCGCAAGAAAAACGGTTGACAAAATATCAACCGAAGCCGACAGCACCACACAACACGGCAAGAGCGGTGATTTGACAGTGGTTATGAACATCGACGGAAAACGTTTCGCCACAGTGACAGCGCCATACATGGACGTTGCTATGGCTGAAAAAATCAATCTAAATGCTAGGAGGGTGGCTGACAATGTCTAGTATAACGATAAATGGTAAAAATTCCTATACCGATTTCGGAGCGTTACTGACATCACGCAGTACACCGCCGCCAAGTATCAGGGATATATCGGCTACTATACCATACCGCAATGGCGACATATGTTTCACATATCAGAATGGCGGTAAACCTACCTATGATACACGAACGTTGACATACAAATTCGTGTTTATGGACTGTCCGAAAACCGCCCTGCGGAAAACAGTGGCAGATTTTGAAAACTGGATTTTGTCGGCTGGTGAATGTGACCTATATGACGATGCTGAAATTTACCATTATAAGGCAAGAACAATTAGCTGCGCTGAAATTGAAAAAGGTTATCATGTTGAGGTAACGGCAACGTTCAAAGCACAGCCGTACAAGATATCTGATGATTTTTCCGACAAGGGATTTGACAATTTCAGTTTTGAAAATGACTATCTGAACCTTACAGACATGACACTGACGGCTATTGAAATGGCTCCACACGCCCCTATGGGCGTTCTAAAAGTCTATTTGTATTCGGACGTGCCGATAAAACCACGTCTGATATATAGGCGGTCTGCTGATGATACCAACAAGGTAGGATTCACGCATTTCCAAAATAACAACGTTGATATTTCCGAAAAGGTATACAGACCGACAGAAAAACCATTCGATATGGACGAACTGATTTTACAGCCGGGTTTGAACACTTTGTCAGCATATGGCTTCGGGTCGCTCACGCTGGATCTGCATGAGGAGGTGTTATAAATGCATACTGTCACTATCAAAAATGGCGTTGAAAAAACCACGATACATAGTGATAACCTTGACCGCATTTTTTGTGGAAAAGGTGTCAAGGTTGTCAATGCCGTTGACAGTTTTACGTTTACCATATACCCCGACAATGCAGGATATGACAAACTGAAACCGCTGACAACATCGGTCACTGTCACGAACGATAGCACAGGCAAAGACGTTTTTATCGGACGTGTACTGAAATGTCCTGACAGCATGGACGAACAAGGTTTGATTTGTAAATCCGTCACCTGCGAGGGGCGTTTAGGCTGGCTATATGACAGTGTTCAGCCCTATATTGAATACAAAATGGTAGGTATACGCACAGTACTGTCAGCCTTTCTTTCAAAACACAATTCTCAGGTGGGTGCAGATAAGCGTATAGAGCTGGGGCAGGTCACTGTAACGGCTGAAAATAATTACACATATTCTGTCAACTGGATATCGACTATGGACGCTATATCTGAACAACTGGTCGGAAAATTCGGCGGTGAGATACAGCTGAGAGACCAAGACGGCAAAGTGTATATAGACTATCTGGAACATATCGGACACGGCACAGACACAAAAATAGAACTGGCAGTAAATCTCAAAACTATCAGCCGTGAAGTGGACGAAACGAGCGTTATTACACGGCTATATCCACTGGGTGCAAAGCAGACCGACAGCGAGAAAAGGCTGACGATTGGCACTGTAAACGGCGGTAAAGACTATATCGAAGATAGTGCGTTAGTCGCTAAATATGGCGTAATCAGCGGTACACAGACGTGGGACGATGTGACGCAGGCGTCAATTTTGAAAACAAAAGCTACAGCATACCTGAAAAGTGCAAATAAAGCCAAAAAGCAGTATAAAATAACTGCGGTCGATTTGTCAACAATTGACATGAATTTTGAACGGTTTGAGCTAGGGTGCTGGTATCGTGTGGTCAACCCTCTTATGGGGATTGATGAAGATTTGCGTATTGTGGGTATCACTATAAACCTTGACAGCCCTGAACAATCGGAGTTGACATTTGGTGACAAATTTGAAACCATGACAGGGTTCATGACAGCCAAAACCAAAAGCCTGCAGACCGCTATTGATAATAGCGAATTCAGAAATCGTCAGGTGATAGATAGTAAAATCGAAAATGCCACAAAACTGATTACGGGTGCAGAGGGCGGTCACGTCATTCTAGATCCGTCCGAGAAGCCTCAGCGTATCCTGATTATGGACACGGCTGATATTAATACTTGCAAGGCTTGTATCCAACTAAACAAAAACGGGTTAGGCTTTTGGAAGTCCTCAGACGGTGGGTCGGCTAAAACTGGACCATACACCAACGCATGGACCATTGATGGAAACCTTGTTGCAAGCTTTATCACGGCGCTGACCTTAACAGGTTTGAAGATAAACAACGGCTCAGGTACCTTTTCGGTATCTGAGGACGGAACAGTTGTTGCCAATAGGCTGTCGTCGAAATCAGCAGATATAACAGGTGGAACTATCAATCTACAGACATCTAGTGAAACTACCAGTGCCATTCAGCTGTCACATAACGAATGGACAGTTAGAATTAGTCCATTGGAAATACGCATTGACAACGCAAGCATAAGTGGTCACGTTGTCATACAGGCAGGTGCGGTATTCGGATATAATGGCGAAAGACAAACGTTCACGCTAAGCACGGAAGACGGAAGTTTAACGCTTCTTGATGAAAACAGTAAGCCTGCTATATTTTGTCTTGGAAAAACAGGCGAAATTTACTGCAAGAGCATTTCGACAGAAAATCACACACTTGATTAAAAAAAGGGGGCATTTTTTTTTATGGCAAACATAGACCTTACATTTTTTATCGAAACTGTCCGAAACGCATTTTATGGCCGTGACGTTCGCCAGGCATTGGTTGACGCACTGACGGCGGTACAAACAACGGTCAATGAAATGGATCAAACGAAAATTAAATCAGGCACTATTGAATACACACTGGAAAAGGCAGCTTCAAGCGTGCGGATACCGTTAAATTTGGATTTTGTGCCAAAGCAGATATGTGTGTCGCTGAGGGATATCGGCACACCTAGCCCATTTCAGAACTACTGCACCCATGTGCAGGTATACAAGGGCGCATATTTCGCAGTGATCTGCATGGGTCCTAGCAATGGCGCAACTACTGTCAACGTGCCTGCAGGAACGTACAGCATTGACTACATAGCAATCGTATAGGGGGTGCAAAAATGGTAATCAGACTAGACGAAAATTACAACGCAATGACATCAACAGCCCTACTGGGCTATGTCGGTGAAACAAATGCTAGACCTGTGTCTGTTGAGGGTATGGAGATAGACGGTGCAGACCGCTATGTGTTGACTATCGACTATGGTGACGGCACAGTGTATGAGGTCGATATCACAGGCGGACAGTGGACGCCTACGGCTGATATACTGCGGTCAGCGCAGACAGTCAGCTGTCAAATATGTGCAAAAAAACTGTCAGGTGATGAGTACATTCTGCTGAAAAAATCACGAATTTTCCGCCTGCGTATCGGTGCGGCTATCGGTGATACAGCTATCCCGTCACCAAGTGTGGCAGCTGACGCACTGGATAGGATATCGGCAATCGGTGAACAGGTCGAAGCTGACGTGGAAAG